ATTCGCCGCAGAACCTGCAATATTTGCTGGTATTCTTAAGTCGTCGCTTCCTGGTTTTGCTTCATATCTTAATTCTGCTCTAGCTTCATTAGGACTAATAATTCCGCCATTTACTAAACTTACGTGGTAAGAGGCTATGTCTTTCATATCAGGCTGTAGTGCACTTACGGTTGCTGTAACTGGCTCAATGTCGTATCCAAAGTATCGCTCTATGGCACTTGAGAATTTAGTTAAGATAGGTATAATTGTTTCTAAATAAAATAATCTTAAGTTAGGTGATATATTTGCATTGTTTCCGCCATCTAACAAGATTGGCGGAACACCTAAAGACTTTAATATTTTTGCGTCGTGTGTTTTAATTGATGTGTCGAAATCCATTTCTTGAAATGAATCCGCTATGTTTGCTGCTGGTTTTAGTCCACTATCCAAAATCATCGGCTTTCGCGCACCGTTTTTAGGGCTGTACTTAGCACTCCAATTTGCGATTGTGCGATCCTTTGCGACTTGGGATAATGTATTTTCCGAAGTTAAGATCAATCCTGCTACTGCTCCATTCTCAAAGAACTGTTCTTGGAATGTTTGCATTTTGTAGAGAATCTTGATATTTCTATCTGCTGACTGTAGTCTGCTTGTTCCACGATAGATACTAGTAGAGCTTAAGTCTTTGATGTGTATGATTTCGTCAGGCTTGAAAACCACTGTTATATTATAGCGATAGTGCGCTACAAAAGTTTTTGGGTCTGTTTCAATTTGTACTTTAGCAGCAGGCAAGTGGTATAAGTGTACACCATCGTAATATAAGAATATATTGCCTTCTAGTACAAAGTCTGTGAATATGTTATTGCGGAAATCTTGTGCACTTTGGTGCGGATTAGGGGCAAAGTTAAGTAACTGATTTAGCGTTTTTTGACGCACGCCGTTAGTTACGCCTTCCATCTTTTTGTCTTTTACGTCGTAGTCTAAGCTTGAACAAGCTGATACAATCATATTAACGCCGCGGTTTACTGTTTCTAGTTTGTCAAAAGCTTGCATATAAGTAATACTAGTATTAGTATTAATAAACGAGCCTTGTTCTCTAGCAATCCAAACCTGCGCTGGATTTAACTTTTCTCTAACCCATGAGCCTACTTCACTGTACCATGCCATGAGTGTCCTTTATAAGAATTTGCTAAATAGTCCAGCAGAGCTCGTTGGGGGAACTCTACCTTCTGCTTTAGCTTTTTGTTTTTCAATCCAGTTTTTCTGCCTGTCTTCGCTGCCAGGTGCAGGTGCTTTGCCATAAACGCCGTGAAGTGCTACGTGGTGCTTATTACATAGTGTGTAAACTAAGTCATATAACTCAACATGATGCTCGGCAATGAACTCGTCCCTGACTGCAAGGATTCCGTCGTCTGTGCTTATATCGTATTGCTTACGATCAGCCCAACGGTTTAGGAGTATAGTAATGGAATGAAGATGATGCAGCTCTAAGTCTTCAGTAGTGTTACAAACATAACAATACTCTTGCTTTTGGTAAGCTGCTTTTGCTTTGTCCCTGATCCATTTTACAGGGATACGGTTGTTTGTGTTTTTAGCCATAGGCAAAATTTTTTTCAATAAGTCATATTATAACACCCAAGCATGGCAATGTCAACCTATAATTTTTTTCTGCACAATTTTCTGCACAAAAAAATTACTTGAGCAGGCTAAGCCGTGGTTACAGCGTGTAAGTATAAAGTGCGTAGCGTAAGGCGTCGGCCATGTGCGAGTACTTGTCGTGTAGTGGTTTTTCTGACTTTACAGTATCCCGAGTATCCCAACGGTACTGATCTAACATAGCTAGTGTTTCTACACAGTGTGGTGAAACCACCAATCTACCTGTTTCAATTAGTGTCTGTACGTAGGCAATACCAGGTAGCACATCTTTTTTAGCTTTTACAGTTGCAATGTCGTAAAGATAAGCTAAGTCGCTGGCAAATTGTGGTGCAGCCGAATCAATAAAAATAGACTCGATCTGCCACTTCCCAATAAACTCTTGAAATGCTGCTGCGTGCAAGTCTGTGGTAGCCTCCGACTTTAAGTATTCATCTACTACATGAAAACGATCTTTTGTAGGTTGATATGCTATGCTAATAAAAGCAGTAGGGTCACGATAGCCAGGGTCACAGCCAGCTATGCATTCGTCGCCGTCGCCAAGCTCATAGTCTATGATCTGCGTTTGTGGTATTTTATAAATCTGACCCTCAAATGTATTGAAGCTGGCCATGTACTCTTGCTCAAATTCAGCCTTTGACATTGACTTGCGAGCTTCGGCAACGTCGCTTTCACTCATGCGAGTATTTTCCGTATAGTCAGCTGTAATTGAACACCACTCTGGAAATTGGTCTGAGAAGCCACGTTCGTAGAACTTTGAAAACCAGTTGTTTTTACCGCGAGGCGTTGAAATAAAGATTGCTTTTGAATTAGGCTTGTCTAATGTAGGACGTAAGGCAACGTTAAAGGCTGCTTCGCCGTCACTACCTAAGGCAGCTTCATCAAAAATAATTAAGTCGTAGCTGCGACCTACGGTGCTGTCCACAGTGCTCAACGAACCCATGCGGATAGTACTACCATTCGATAGCTCAATAATACGATCTTTTAAGTTGTCCCTAGTTACTTCCAGGTCAAAGTGCTTGATCAGCTTGCGCTGCAGGTCAAATGAAATTGTCGACAAGTTGTAGTTAGGCGAAATAATTAGTACATTTGACCCAGGTATTAAGGTCACAAGTTGACCAATTACGTTGGCAATATAAGTTTTGCCAAGTCGACGCGCAAGTGCTGCACAAACAAAACGGTACTTAGGATCGTTGACTGCGTTGATTAGGGCAATTTGTGGTTCGTTGATGGTGTCCCAGATGCCTAGTAACTTAAGGTAGTTGGTAATTGGTAGTTTAATAAAGCGCTTGTCGGCGGGCAAGTCACGTATAACTGCACGTAACACGTCAGGTCGGCTAATAGTTAACATTTATTTTAAGTCTCCAGTTAGCAGCTTGTTGATAAGTGCTCCGTATTTGGTGCCGTCGCCGAGTCCGTCGTTGATTTGTACATTTACTTGCGATTTGATGCCTGAACCTTGATTGCCTTGTTTCAATTTCTCCAGTGCAATCTCGCGATCAAGTTGTTCCATTGACATTTTATGTGAAAGTGCAATAATGTCCAAAATGTCCTTGTTGCTTCCAGTTTCTGACTCCTGCATGTCCTGCAGCTTTTTCTTGATTAAGGTATCCATTAGCTCGCGCATACGGAATCGGTTGTTAAAGCCTACCTCAAAGAAAACTTGGTTAACATAGGCTTTTATCTCCGATCTGCCCAAAATACGTGTAACCATGTCAATGGGTAAATCCAGCACATCCGCTACTTTTTGTGAATCTTGGAGCTCTAGGAAACAATTTGCTACTTCTAAGTTTTCTGGGCTTATTTGTAAAACCTCGGCAGGCGAGGTTTGGGGTAGAGTATTCATGTTATTATCCTTTTTAGTAGTATAACACCTTGTACAAGTATTTGGCAAGCTAGTATTTTGGCACCTTATTGGTTTTAGATAATTTTTTAATAGTGGCCGTAAGGGTGGGTGCAGCGGTCGGTACTAAAAAAGTAGTCTAAGAACCGCCCTATGTAATACTTTAGTATAGTAACTAGTTCGTTTCCAGTTTAATAACAGTTGTAATACTTTTGTTTCCTAAGTAGTTTGCTAACAAATGTATTACATAAATAACCACACAAAAAATAAGTCTTGCATGGCAAGGACTTCTAAGTTATAATTTAATTTTAAAGGAAATAAAAATGCGAAATGATTTAGGCGTTGTTATGATTTTGATTAGCTTGCTGATGCTGTTTGGCGTTGTTGGTTCTGTTGACAATATGTTACCACACAGCAAATTTCAAGATGTTATCATGCTGATGACTGTTGGCTTTGTTGCTATTGCTGTTGGCTTGCTTGGCTATTCTTACATTGTGGAATAACCCTAACACTTGCAAGGTTTTGAATTTTAGATTATAATTTAATTTTAAACGAAAGGAAATGAAAATGACTGCAAAGACTTTGAACTACACTCCCGAGCAAACCACTAAAATGGTTGCTGACTACCAATCAGGCATGACTGTTGAGGCTATCGCTGATAGCTTGGGCAAGACTGTTCGCTCTGTTGTTGCTAAACTCTCACGCGAAAAAGTTTATCAAAAGAAAACCTATGCCACTAAAACTGGCGAGGCTGTTGTTAAAAAAGATGCTGTGTCCGATTACATTGGCGAGGCATTGGGCTTAAGCGAGGCTGATGTTACATCCCTCACTAAGGCTAACAAAACTGCACTCAAAGCGATTGCAGATTTTATCAAGGCTGAAAAGTCTTAAGCAAAGGGGGCTTTGCCCCTTTGTAGTACCTTTGTTTGCAGAAGTTTCCGCAAACAAAGGTACTACTTTTGCTGGCGCCAATATTATACCACATAATATTGGGGCGTGTCAATACCCCTACAAAAAATATGTTATAAAATAATTGTTGACAACATTTAAAAATTCGCTATAATAGACAACATGAAAACACAATACACTCAAACACAATTAAATCGCTTTCACAGATTCTGTGATCGTCATGGCTTGACATTTGCTACCATTGCAGAATACAATGGTGCATTAGAACAATTCTTTTCTGAGGATGAAAATGTTTAACGAAC